ATGAATGAGTGTTTTGTATAACCAGCCGGGTGAAGGTGACGGCGAGAAGCGCGCGGGTTTTCGTATAGGCTTTTGGTTCGCGAATTACCGAGTACCGCACCTCACCCGGAAACGTTAGAATCAAATAACTATCAAATAACCATCAAATAAAATGGATATCAGAAAAATGATACCAGAAAAATCGCTATTCAGAGTCGATGAGGCCGCGCAGATCTGCCGCCGCACCAAACAGACCATTTACAACTGGTGCCGCGAGGATCGCATCAAGTATGTCAAGGTTCAGCGCCGGGGGATTTTGATACCGCGCGATGCACTGGTTGAGGTGATCCGGTTGTCTTCTGAATGTTATGATACTTAGGATGAATTATGCTTGATACATATACGAAATGTCAATTAATTTTAAGTTTTGCTGGATTGGCAATACGTGATCGCGATATTGACAATAGAAAACAATTTGTCGATCGAATTTATGACTATGGCCGTTCATATAAATTAAAAAAAGAGGAAATTGAACTTGTAATTTATTTTAGACTCATAGATTTTATAAACATAGGTGAAAAACAGTAAAATCTAATATAATTCGTTATAATCCGCATAAAGACACATCCAATATTATCTGCTTATAATTTATCCCATCGATTTGAATCAAAAAATGGGATTAAATTATGGGCAGAATCCATGATTACCTGATCCGTAAACTCGAAAAACGATCCTCATTAAATGTCAGCGATCCGAACCATTGGCTTTTGCAGGCCATGGGCGGCACCGGAACCACCGCCGGGGTCAACGTGACCGCTGATATCGCACTCGCCACGTCAGCGGTGTTTGCCTGCGTCCGGGTTATTGCCGAAACCATCGCATCGCTACCGCTGATCATCTACCGCCGATCCGGTGCAGCCGCTAAAGAGCCTGCGCCGGATCATACCTTATATCCCATGCTGCACGATATCGGCCCGAATCCCTGGCAGTCTGCGCCCGAATTTTGGGAGCATACCATCGGCCATAACGTGCTGCGCGGCAACGCTTATAATTTTATCGTCAGAAATGGAAACGGCATTATCGGTCTGGTGCCGCTGTCGCCGGATCGGATCAAGTTGCATGTCGATTTGTCGGATTTTGAAAACCCGATCATTGTCTACCAGTACACGCCGCCTGATCGTAGCGGCACAATCGATATCCCGGCAACTGACATCTGGCACTTAAAAGGCATATCGACCGATGGATTTAACGGCGTATCGCCGATGATGCAGATGCGCGAGGCAATTGGGCTGGCTGCCGCAGCCGAATCACACGGATCGGTTTATTTTAAAAACGGAGCCAAACCGTCAGGCGTGGTCAGTTATCCGGGCAGCTTAAAAGAGGACGCATTTAAACGATTCAAGGAATCGATACAAGAGGCTGTATCCGGGGGAAACAAATTCAAGGCGCTTGTTTTGGAGCAAGGCGCTACCTGGTCGCAGGTCGGCATGTCAAACGAAGACAGTCAGTTTTTGGAAACCCGGCAGTTTCAAGTCGAAGATATCGCCCGGTTTTTTAGGGTACCCGGTATCCTAATCGGACATCCCGATAAAACATCAACCTATGCCAGCGCCGAGCAATTTATGTTGTCATTTGTGCAGCACACAATTCGACCCTGGTTGGTGCGCATCGAGAAGTCGATACAAAAACATCTGATTACCGTTTCGAACCGCTCGAAATTTTTTGCAGAGTTTAAAGTCGACGGCCTGCTGCGTGGTGATATCAAGTCAAGATACGATGCCTATGCGATTGCGCGTCAAAATACCTGGATGAGCGCAAACGAGATCCGAGCCCTGGAAAATATGAACCCGATTGAGGGCGGCGACGTTTACGAAAATCCGAACATTACGACCGGCGATAATGCGGCCGATTCTAATAATGACAACAATTCAGATAATAGCGAGTAAATCATGGATATCGAAAAAAGAAAACTGACATTTCCGCTTGACGATATTGAATTTGAAAAACGCGAAGACGGATCGCTGCCGACCATCAAGGGTCATGCGGCCGTGTTTAACGTTATCGAAGATGGCGGGTGGTTTCGCGAGCAGGTCGCGCCGGGGGCATTTTCAGAGTCTTTAAAAACCGACGATATCCGGGCGCTATGGAATCACAATACCGAAATCGTGATCGGCCGCAACAAAAACGGCACCTTGCGACTGAAAGAGGACAAAAAGGGGCTTTATATCGAGATCGACCCGCCGAACACCAGTGCCGCAAAAGATGCCGTCGAACTAATCCGGCGCGGCGATGTCAGCCAGATGTCGTTTGGCTTTCAGGTTAAAAAGGCCACCTGGAGGGAAGAGGAAGACGAGAAAGATTTACGAACTATTGAAGAAGTCAAGCTGTGGGAAGTGTCGCCGGTGACGTTTCCATTTTACGATGCCACCGACATATCGATCAAGTCAAGTCACGCTGAATGGCGATCAAGTTTATCGTCTGGAAATAAACCAGTTAAGCCGCGATTCAAATACCAGAACATTCCAAAAGTCAGGCGGCTTTTAAATCTAAAATTCAACAGGAGCAATTATCATGAAAAAACTAAATGAACTGCTGGAACGAAGGGCCGAAATTGTCGATGAACTGGATCAGATTCTGGCGCTTGCAGACGATGAAAAGCGCGATCTGACTGAGGACGAAGAAAAACGCTATACGGATCTCGAAGCCGAGGCCGAAGCCGTCGAATCCGACATCGAGGCAGCGCAGAAGGACGAAGATCGCCGGGCGCGCCTGCAGGCCAGAAAAGATGATCAGAAAAAGATCCGCAAGCAACCGCCGCGCATGGCCGCAACCTATCGGGCCGAAGATCCCGAGGAATTTCGAAGTATCGGCGAATTTCTGTTTACCTGCGTTCACAACCGCAATGATCCGCGGCTTTACGATCTTTACGAGGAGCGCGCGCAGTCGATGGGAACCGGGGCCAAGGGTGGATTTGCCGTACCGACCCAGTTCAGGGAAACCCTTTTGTCTGTCACACCGCAGCAGGCCATTTTCCGGCCGCGCTGCACCGTAATCGAGGCGGGCGACCCGCCCGATACAGGAGTTACCATGCCGGCCCTGGATCAGACGGGAACGTCAGATCACATGTATGCCGGGGTGAGCGTGCAGTGGATCGGTGAGGGATCGACCAAACCGGAAACCGATATGAACCTGCGCGAGGTCGAACTGGAACCCAAAGAAGTGGCCGGTCATATCGTGACCACCGACAAATTGCTGCGTAACTGGGCTGCCGCCAGTTCGGTTCTGGAAACGCAGATGCGGCTTGCCACCATCGCTGCCGAGGAAACCGCCTTTTATAATGGCAACGGTGTGGCGCGACCGCTGGGCATTTTACAATGCGGGGCGCGAATAAATTATTCCCGGGCCACTGCAAACCAGATCGCATTTGCCGATGTCGCCGGAATGTTCGCGAGGCTAAAGTTCGGCGGCTCGCCGGTCTGGATCGCCAGCCAAACCACGCTGCCGCAGTTGATGACGATTCAAGACGCTGCTGGCAATTATATCTATGTGCAGTCGGCGACCGCCGGGGTTCCGTCAAGCCTGTTCGGTTATCCGGTATTGTTTCATGACCGCTCGGTCGGGTTGGGCACAACCGGAGATCTGATCCTCTGTGATCTGTCGTATTACCTGATCAAAAACGGATCGGGGCCGTTTGTGGCGGCAAGCGAGCATTTTTATTTCACCAGCAACAAAACGGTGATCAAAATTTTCTGGAACGTCGATGGTCAGCCCTGGCTGACTGCACCGATCGCCCTGGAAGGCAGCACATCGAATACTGTCAGTCCATTTGTCGTGCTGAACTAATAATCCCTAAAGGCTCGGGTCGGGCAGCTACGGCCCCCCGGCCCGAGGAACGTCAAAGGAGATAAATTCATGAAAAACAATGCAATGATTACTGAAAAAATCAACATCGATGCCGAACAGCTATCGATCACTTCCGCTGCCGGTGCGACTAGCATTAACTACGATATGCAGGACTATCGCCGGGCGGCGATTGTTGCCAATGTCGTGGCCGATTCAAGCGTCGTCGGGTTTACAACCGTTACCCTGGATCTGATGGAATCCTCTGCCGCCACCGTAGCCGGGACATCAGCTGCTGGTGGTAGCGCCGGCATTACCATCGGCGGACCTGCAACCTTGATTCCGGTAACCGGCGGGGCGAGAAAGATCCAGCTTGAAATGACATCGGTTACCAGTGGGGCTGTGACGATCAGCCTGGGAACGGTGGTCAAAAAATTCACTTTTTCGACATCGACGGCTGAAGTGATTTCATCCGCGCAGGCATCGACCAACCTGTATTTCGGGTCGACGCTGGATTCGACCGCTGCCGGTGGCGCCCAGGCCGCCTTTGATTCACTGGCGACCTGTATCAATTCCACGCTGGCTTTCGGCGGTGATATTCTGTGCTCCACGAATTCGACGAGCGCGATCCACCTGCAGGTGGCCGATTCCGCTAAGGGTCGCAGTCTTGGCTTTCAGTCAACCGATTCTAATATGCTGTCCGGTTCAGTCGAGCAGGCCGTCGGTGGCTTTAACATCGCATCCGATGAACTGACGAGCACTCTGAACAAGCGATATATCGCGATGAAGGTTTCCACCGCATCTACCGCCGCGACGGTCGGGGTGTCAGTGATCCGCACCGGCGGGCGTTTTAACCCGCCGACTTTTAGCGGTAAGCTGGGAACCTAATAACCGCATTGGGCCGGGCTATGCACTACCTGTCTCCTTCTTGAGATTGGTCAATAATCCCCCGGTAGTCCGGCCCAATTTGCTAACCGGGGGATTGCTTTATTGACATACTATATTTACGGGGGATTATAAAAATGCCTAAAAAGAAAGCAGCACCGAAAAAACCGGTAAAAAAGGAATCAAAAACTGTAACCCTTGATGTGCCTGAAACCGTTATCGGCGATGAACCAAAACAGAAAGAGCAGCCGAAGTATCACCGCGAATTCAAATTACCGCCGAAAGAAAAGGTGGCGATCGTCGGCTGTGCCGATAGCCGGGTTCACACGCCGTGGGATCGTGAAGCCGAATTCGAATTTTGGGGCGTGAACAATTTATATCTGACCACGAAGGGGCCGTGGACGCGCTGGTTTGATATTCATTCGTTTCACAAAGACCCGGTAACGAACAAATGGCTGCGGCGCGGTACGAACGATTGGCGTGGCATGAAAATCGAAAATTATCTTGCTGATTTACAGGCGATGGATATTCCGATTTACATGCAGCAGCCCTGCGAACTGGTGCCGAACGCGGTGATCTTTCCGGTAAATGAAATTTTGCAGTCATTTGGTGACTATTTCACGAATACCATTTCTTGGCAGATTGCACTTGCGATGATGTCAGGCTTTAAAGAAATTTGGATCCTAGGCGTGGATATGGCCGTTGATACAGAATACTACTGGCAGCGGCCGTCCTGCGAATATTTTATTGGCCTGGCTCGTGGCATGGGCATTACCGTCTATCTTCCCGATGACTGTGATCTGCTGAAAACCCGCTTTTTATATGCAATCCATGAAGAGCAGGAATTGGCTTTTACGAAAAAAGTCAAAAGCATGCGCAAGTCGATGTCTCTAAAACATCAAACCGCTGTCGCTCGTATGCAGGCCGAAAAGCAAAAAGTCGAGCAGTATGTCGGGGCCATATCAGCTACCAACGAGATCGAAAAGATCTGGTCGAATACCGTGAACCTGTGGCCTGACAAAAAAGAAAAAAAGAAATCGGACGTGTATCATGGCAGGTAAACTCAAATTCACTAAGGGCTGCGTCAACCAGGATAACGGTCGGCTGATTAAGGCCGGTGATGTGCTGTCAGATCTGTCTGATTTTGAAATTTCGCGCCACCTTGCCGAAGGCAACGCCATTCCGGTGCCGGACAACGAGATCGAGCGGGCGGTCAGTTCGGCACCGGAAAAACGCAAGCGCAAATATACGAGGCGCAAGAAAAATGACACTGACTGATAAAGAGATCATCCATATCGGGCGCGACAATTCGATCGATTTCGTGCTTTATGCCGATTCGACGATGGCCGATCTATCCGCGACAACTGCCATCAGCCTGCGGGTCGGCGATGTGATTATCACTTCGACTGATTCAACCGGCGGATCGATCCGCTGGGATGGAGCGGGATACGGCACCGGCGAGGTCAGGATATTTGCCGGTGACACGGCGCTGGGCCTGACAACCGGATACTTCGATGCGGCCCTAGTGGTCTATGACCCGACAAATACAAATGGCGTGGTCTGGGATGATAATATACCGATCCGTGTCAAGCAAAACGTATTAACCACCTAATAGGTGATAAAATGTCCTTATCGCGCATAACTGATCCAACCGAACGCTGCGTAAAAGTCGGTGAAGCCAAAGAGTTTTTGCGCATCCGCGGATCAACGGCCGAGGATTATCTTTTCAGATCGTTTATCGTGGTCGCAGAAGATTACGCCGAAAACTATATGAAACGCTCGATCATGCCGCAACAATGGCGCTTGAAACTCGATGCGATTCCGGCCGATGATCAGATCGAACTTCCGCGCGGCCCGCTATCGACTGTCGCAACCGCTGTCAGTAATTTTTCATATTACGATTCGACAAACGCTACAAATGCCATGCCGTCGACGGCCTATACGGTGGACACTGCCGACACCATCCCGCGCATTTATTTGACTTATGATAGTTCGTGGCCGTCAGGAATTCGTAATTACAAGGATTCGATCAATATCGAATACTGGACAGGTTATCCAAGCGCCGATGCGGTACCGGAGGATATCAAAACCTGGGTCAAGCTGCGGGTGGGCAGCTATTACGAAAACCGGGAATCGATGATGGTCGGCAGCGGCAATTTTATCACTGAATTACCGCGCTCGTTTGTCGACGGCCTGCTGGATCGCCATGCGATTATCAAGGTGACATAATGCGCGCCGGAGCATTAAATAAACAGATCCACATCATGCAGCCGGTGGTATCGACTGCCCGGTCGACCGACGGTGCACCGATTGTCACATGGTCGACCTATCTGGCGAACATATGGGCATCGGTCGATCAGCAAAGCGGCCAGGAAATTTATCGCGACCGCAACCGCTGGGAAGTCGAAGAGGTGGATTTTATCTGCCGCTGGACGACGCATACCATATTAACCGACTACCGGGTGCGATACGATAGCGCGGATTACGACATCAAGGCCGTGATCAATATCAATGAAGCCGATAGAGAATTGCGGCTGATTACCAGAAAGCATCGCTGATGGGGATAGAATCAAAAGTGTATGCCGTTTTATCCGGTTTTTCATCCCTGACAAACTTGGTCGGCAGCCGGATCTATCCTGAACACCGACATCAGTCAACCGGCACCCCGGCTGTGGTTTACTATCGCGCTCCTGGCGGTGAGCGGGTGAATTCTTTAAACGGCTATCAGCAACTTGAAAATGTGCTGATTGAAATATCAGTTTATACGTCGGCAATCGACGATAGGCGAGCAATAGCAGACCAAGTTATATCTGCTATGTCGGCGGCCACAGCATTCGGCTCTATATTGCCTGACCCGCCCTATGACGATTATGACGACGAAACGCAAACCTATGAGCGGACGCTAATGTTCAGCGTCTGGAATCAAACGACTTAGGAGGTAGCATCATGGCAGCAATCGAAACCCAAGGAACCAGATTTTTTTGGAGCGCGTCATCTTCACTTTCGACTGCGCAGGAAATACTTGGCGTGGAGGGGTGGGACGGCCTGGGCGGGGTATCGCCGGTCATCGATGTCACCAATTTAAAATCCACTGCCAGGGAAAAAAAGGCCGGTATTAGAGATCCAGGCGAATTGTCGCTGACACTGCATTATGACCCGAGCACTGGCACCGGTCAGCATGCTTTGAGAGTCGATGCCGGACTGCGGGAAACCCGCAAGCTGGCGATCAAATATTCCACGGTGGATGCCAATGGTATCGGCCTGGAAGTCAACGCGCAGTCGGGCGGCGTGGCGATCAGCGGCACCGTTGATGATAAGGTCATGGGCACCGCGCAGATCATTTTGCAAAATGCCGTGACTGAAACCACGTTCGCAACTTAATACAACCGGTTATAGGGGGATGTCATGAGTAAATACTTAGGGCGCGACGACATTTTGAAAGCCATCGATGCAAAGTTTAGAGATGTCGAAGTGCCGGAATGGGGCGGTATCGTTCGCGTTAGGTCACTGACAGGCGTACAGCGATCGCAACTATTGAAAACCAGTCAGGATGAATCCATCGAAGATTGGATTGAAAGACTTTGTGCAGCTTGTATCTGCGACGAAAACGGCAGCCCGGTATTCAAACAGGAAGATGTCAAAGAACTAAAAAAGAAAAATTCTGCGGCTTTAAATCGCGTATTTAACGCCGCAGACGAATTAAACGGCATTAGCAGCAATGCGATTGAGGACTTGGCGGGGGAATAGAAGCCCATCCCGAAATGTTATTTTATTTCCGGCTGGCGCGGGAGTTGGGCATCGCTGCGCTGGCGCCGCTTTCCGCCAAAAGGCGGATGGCGACCCTCTTCCTGATTTACGAGGACCACCACCAGCTCGAGCTGA